ATCAATATCCTGCTTTTGTCCTGCGGTAAACTGCACCTCTTTGATTGTACAGCTCAGGCCAAGATAGCTGGCAGAATCCAGGGTTTCTGCTGTTACCGGTGCAGACGAAATCATAATTTTCGTCAGTTGCGAACGCTCAAAATTAGAGGACATACTCGTCTCCTGAAAATAAAAAAACCCGCCAGCGGCGGGTGGGTAAAATCATTAATGACCTCAGGCTATTACTTGGAATTCAAGCGTGGCTCTGCTCAGACGGGAGTCAGGATCATAACCCTGCGTTTTAGAAATAACGGAGGGTGCCAGTTTTCTTACCGCATCAAGCGCCTGCTCACGAATATTATCTGCGTCATCAGGTACTGTCGCCCAGACATCGATCTGCACGGTAATTCTGGATTCAGCCTGCCCATCAAGCACATCAGATGCCGTGTCAGACACCACAGAAAACACCAGCCACGGCGGAGATACCGCAGGCTTTCCCTCCGTCAGTGGGACCACATAAGGATAAACCTGTCCTCCGGCCAGCTGAGACAACAGGGAATACAGTGTGGCCTCTCTCATTTACTTAAGACCTCATCAATAGCCTGATTCATTCGCTGTATGGCAATCCGTGCTGCCAGTTCCTCTGTCGTATCGAAAGCCGGGCGAATGAATGGATGCGCGGGCATGTTTATCGTTCCCAGCTCCACAAAGCGCCAGTAAAATGCATTTCGGGGATCGCTGGCTTTCATGCTGTTATCACTGTTTCCGGTTCGCAGGTTCCGTCCGCGAATGTGGACACCCGAGATAATTTCCCCCCGACGCTTTGAACGCTGAGTGAGAACAACCACATTTTTCTTCAGTTTCCCGGTTCGCTCCGGCGCACGTTCAACAACTGCATCCCGCATAACTTCAGCACCGGCACGGGTGGCATCGCGCAGAACCTTATTGTTTTCTGCCCTGCTGAGCGTCTCCAAATCCCGTGCAATATCCGCCAGGCCGGAAAAATCAAGACTGAAATCCATCACACATTCCCCTTCAGGCTGCAGAGTATTTCAAGCCGGGTAGCGCGTGCATCCGGTATTGGTGGACCTTCTATACCCAGAATGGCCCCTTTAAATGCACCGGTCAGCACTTTCAGACGTGAAGTCGCTGTCACATCGCGCCGGAATCTCATCCAGACTCTGACCGTAGCCTGAGCGGTTTCTGCTCCGCCTGAGATTATCTCCCTCCCGCTGATACCCTTAACTTCTGCCCATACGGTAGCTCCCTCCGTCACCGTCTCCACCGGATGCCCTGACGGAGAGCGGGCGGTGGTGACATTCAGAATAATTACGCGATCACGTAATCTGCCCGCCTGCATGTCTCCTCCTACAAAGGAATAAAACGATAAGGCTCCAGCAGAGAAGAAAAACCAAACGGGACTGGTGCCTTGCTGACATCTGAGGAATTTTCCCGGTTTTCGTACCAGTGCCCGACCAGCAACATGAGCGCCAGCAAAACATCATCAGCTATAAGCACCCCTTCAGGATCACCTTCCGGCACCGTCTCCTCATAAAGCTTACGGTTGATAAAATTTTCTGCCTTGCGGCAGGCAGCCCGGAAATACAGCATCAGTAACTCATCATCAGTTGCATCATCTGTATCAATACGGCACTGCGCCCTGAGTTTTTCCACTATTGCTGCCATCAGAAACTCCTGCCCGCAACACTGTGCGGGCATAAAAAAACCGCGTCGGCGCGGTCTGTAACTGAACAACGAGTGGTTATTTGCCAGTGAGCGCCTTGATGGCTGCCACATCTTCCAGCACACAGTCAAAACGATGGAAAGCCAGAAATGCCACCTGATCAAACTCAGCATAACGCTCAACCAGACGTTTCAGTTCCATATAAGTAACGCGGCGAATGATAAAGCGGTTGAAATCCCCCAGGAAAATGAATTTTTTTCCGGTACCAATCCCGTCAATAGCCTGATCAATAACATAAGGGATCCCCAGCACAGTAGCCGGCGTACCGCCTGCAATATCCGGCAGCCATAACGGGCGTTTCTGTCCATCCTCCATCTCTTCAATAGTCTGCAATGTGGCATCATTGAATGCCCAGCGGTATTTCGGCCCACCACGATATGCCGGATCAATGGCATGTTTCAGGGCATTCATTTCTTTCCAGGTGAAAGCGGCAGAGGCTGCAGTCTGGATGATTCCCGTCACCGACGCTGCCAGCCCTTTTGGCTGTAACGGTGATCCCGTTCCGGTCCCCTGAACCAGATATTTCGCCTCTCCACGACCAATACGCTGGGCAATACGGTTTGCCAGATAAGATTCAATATCCACCCCACTGTCCTGGAGCAGCTCATTGGACACACGAATTATTTTTGATGACAGCTTTTTAGCCCCCAGAATAGCGGTCCCGAACGTCACATCCTGTTCCGTTGCGGCTGTATTTTCCGCCAGCAGTTCGCCCTCTTCAGTCGTGCCATCAGACGTTGACCAGGTGATATCCTGCCCGGTTGATGTGGTCAGAAGTTGCGCAACACTGGCAATCCCGCCATAAGCCTTCATGGTGTCAATGATTTTGTTACGCATCTGCGTGGGCACCGTATATCCGCCCTGAGAATCCGTTGTTACACTCTGAGCCCGCAGTTCACGCATCAGATTACGCTCTTCAGCATTCAGTTCTGCAAATCCGGCACGCAGAAAACGGTTAAATGCCGCAGCGCGCTTCTCTTCCACCGCCTTTTTCCCGTTCTCCGCCTCATTATTCTGGCGCTCTTCCGGCCCGGACTCATCCACATATGCCTGATCCTGACGGCGCAACTCTTCTTCACGGGCGATTTGCTCATCCAGCGCATCCAGCTCAGCTTTCGCCCTGTTCCACTCTGCCCGTTGCTCATCAGTCCATGCGTTATCACCAATTTTTTCATGCAGTGCACGCATATCCTTTGCAATGGTGTTTCGTTTTTGCTTCATCTCATGAAGTTTCATCGTCAGTAGTATCCTTATGCATTAAGAAGGGTCAAAAGACGCTCACGCGCCATTCGTTCGTTAACAGCTTTCTTCAGCGCACCACTCGCCCGCGCTTCCTGCCAGGCTTTCATTGAGCGGACACCAGAGTCTGCGTCCTGATAGGCCGGATATGTCACCGGGCTGACGTCATACAGACGAGAAATGCGCGTGATTTCCCGGATAACAATCCCCTCGTCGTCTTCATACCAGCTCTCTCCATCACGAGCGACGCGAAACGCGAACGAGGACTGATTAATGTCACCACGCAACATTGGTGACAGCACCAGGTCACAAATCGTCGGCGTATCCGGTGCAACAATGTCGTAACGCAAACCACGTTCATCCACTGATAATGACAACGTGCCGGCAGAACTTCGTCCGAGAATGAAATTAGGATCATGATTAAGCAATCCACGTACATCATCATTCAGCACGTCGTCAAAAGCCCCCGGCTTGATGATTTCACGAAATCCCCACAGAGGTTCTGAACGACTGTTAAATACCGAGCCATACCCCAAAATATGAGTCGGGGCATTATCATATTGTTCTGCCCGCACTTCCCCGCTGTAACAGCGCGTTTCACGGTCATTCATCGTTCTTTTCCTCTTTGCCTTTCGTATCTTTAAAATCATTCAACGGATTTGCTGCATTTACGCTGACCAGCATTTCATCCAGACCATCAACCGGGTTCATGTCCTCAAATGCCCTCGCTTCATTCCGGCTCATCCAGCCATCTGTAATGGCAAAGTGATAAAACTGCGCACGCTCCTGTGGAGTCCCGCGGAGCAATCCTGTAAGGTTGAAACGAACGTAATACCCGGCAGCCCGTTCTGTGCGGGTAAACAGGCGACGGTTAAGCTCCTGCTCCCAGTTCGCAACCCAGGGCATCATCGTGTAGCGAACAAACTGAATCGCCTGCTGTGTAATATTCGAAAATGTGGCTTTTTCCAGGTCATTAATCATGTGCGCCGGGACATTAAAAATTCCGGCAATCATCGACCGGTTCAGCTTGGTCATATCAATGATCTGAGCATCCACCGGAGAAACTGTCAGGGCACGGTAATCCAGTTGCGCAGGCAGCAGCATGGTTTTATTTTCCTGACTGCGAAGCGCTGTCACCGCCCGCTGCCACATATTCTTGAGCCTGCTCCAACTCTGTTCGTTCAGTTCATTTTTCACAGAAATAATCCCGGCAGGACGGGCATTACCGTTAAAAAAAGCACTGGTATACTGCTGACCACTCATTCCCATACCAATGGTTTCAGCATGCTGCATGATCGGACTCAGTCCCATTTTCTGATTGTTTCCCAGCGCCCTGATATGGATCATGTCGTCCGGACTTACCGCAAATGCACCCTCTTCGTTATACACACCGTAGGTATGACGCCCTCCAGTGTTAAGTAACGTGGTTTCCCATGGCATACAGCATTCAAGACTGGTAACCTCGCCACGACGATTACGTTTCACCCACGTATAACCATTGCCCCACCCCAGCACATGACGCTGCTTCAGTTCCCGCCACTTATAGCTGGTCTGCCAGGCATTCGGTTCATCATGAACGAGCCAGAACAACGGGTGATCGCGTGCCGGCTGAACATGCTCATTCGTTTTTCGCATCACATGCAGGGGCATCTGAGCCACACTGGATGAAATAACATAAATACAGGCATAGACAGCAGCCAGCCTCATGGACGTTTCCGGACTGACATACACATCCCGGGCAAAAATATTATCCGTCTCAGCGGCCTCTCCGGTTACCGGAACCGAGGGATTTTCCAGAGGCTCACTGCGAAACAGAGCATCAAGAAGCATGTTTTCTCCTCATGGACACCACCAGTGCATAAAGCAGCAACAAACAGCCAGACAGCATCAGAGACGCTGGCAGACCTGCATACAGATAAACGCCAGCAGTGAGCAGACCGAAACCGATCAGCCCGGTCATATCAGTAATAAGCTGTTTCACAGAATTAACAGGTCCTCATCAGGATCAAGCGTGGACAGAAAGTCATTCACGCCCCCGCCATTTACCAGAAAGCGGCTCATGGCTGTAAAAAGCGCAACAGGGCCGTCGATTTTGGCTTCCGGCGTGGATTTATTCGGGAAGATGTTGTCGTTTTTGTCCGGTTTTACAGTAACGTTAGACATCATCCAGTTCATGACCGGATGATTGCTGTGATGGAAACGCCCGGCATAAACCAGTGATTCCGTTTCCTTCATGGCCTCTGACAGATTGCGGACCGTCTGCGGAACCTCCACCAGCGGTATCCCTTCTTCAGCCAGTGCCAGACTGAACTGCATTGCGCTCCACGGGTCAAATCCCAGTTCCCTGAGGTTTTCACCGCCAATCCATTCCAGTAAGTCACTTTTTATCTGAGCATGATCGATAACATCACCATCCGTCAGGATGAGCTTATCCATCTCCGCCCACTTCCGGTAAAGTTCTGCCTGCTGCCGCGAGCATCGTTCCAGCCGTCCTTCCGGAAGCCAGAATTTAAAATCAGCATGAACATGTCCGTTATCGGTTCGCCAGAGTTTTGCCGCCGCACAGATATCAATCTTATGAGCAAGGTCGACGCCGACCCACATGGGATATGTTTTCAGCTCATGTTGTGGAGCAATGTATTCGCACTTCTCCCACTTAATCATATCCATCCAGGCAGATTCGGCAGTGACCCACACATTCATGTGTTTGGTAAAAAAATTCACCCGCGCAGAGACCTGCTCCTTCGCTTTTTTCGCCAGACGACGCAGATCATCCCAGCGTTTACAGATGCCCAGGCCAGGATTCGCTTTCTGCCAGACCGTTTCATCAAACGGATCATCTCCCTCATCGAGCGTGTAAATGATCGCAAAGTAAGAGTCGTCTTTTACAGCGCCCTCCACGTCGCTGTTATAGCCTCGCAATACCTTGATGGCGTAATCACGCTGCTCGTAACAAATCCCTTCCTTGTTAAAGCCAGCCGTGGTGATACCAAATAACAGGGACTGCAGACGGGCACCGGTTGCCGTTTCCAGAACGTCCCACACGTCGCGGGTTTTATGTGCATGCAGCTCATCAATAATGGCGCAGTGGATGTTCAGACCGTCCAGGTTGTTTGCATCCGAGGAAAGCGGTTCAAATTTTGATGCGCTCTGCTCCTGGTAAATCGCCAGCTTGTTGAAATCAAACAACCGCCCGAGTGTCGACCGGGCTTTTCTGACCATATTTTTGGCGTCTTCAAACACGATTCTGGCCTGGTCACGCGTGGTTGCGGCTGAATACACCTCAGCTCCGCCTTCACTATCTGCCCCCGTCATATACAGGCCGATACCCGATGACAGGGTTGATTTTGCGTTTTTACGGGCGACTTCGTTGTACGCCGTCCGGAACCGGCGCACCATCACCGGACGTCCGCTGCCATCGCTGCGCATGACAACTTCCCCGGTTTCTTCATTGACCAGCGGAATGACAAAACCAAAAATATTAATGAGGATAAATACATGCCAGTCCATCAACTCAATGGGCTGGCCTGCCAGTGCCCCTTTTACATGAGGCACAAATTTGTAGAAATTCAGGATGTGCTGCGCACGGGGTTCACTGAAATAAATCCCCCGCTTTTCGCCGTACTTCAGATCATCAAGAAAACGCTGGCAGGCCAGGCGGACAAATTCGCCAGCAACAATTTCTCCTGCAACAACACGTTCGGCGTAGCGGATCCCGTCAGCCACTTTTGCCATCAGTCTCTCGCTTTTAAAAGCTCTGCCAGCGGATCAACATTATCCGGTCCGGCGGTATTTACTTTTGCCCGGCTTGCCGGTGACATACCAAATTCTGCAAGCATCGCCCGGATCCGCTTCCAGGCATCAGCCTTCATCGCAGCAGCCGGGTGTGCCTTGATCAGCACATCGCCATTCTGCGTTTTCGTGCGGTAGGTATAACCCTCAACATCGAGTATTTCGCAGTGATGCCGGTATTCGGTGTAGGCTTCCACCAGTAACTCGAGCGCACGTGCATCGAGCTGAGAAATGATCCCTTCCGCATTCAGCTCTTCCGCCATTCGCCTGAACCAGTACTTCCCCTGCGCCCCTAAATGTTGCGGAATTTTAGGGAGACCTTTTTCATCCTTTTTAGCGGTTTTTTTGGAGTCTTTAACTGGCCGCTTTGAGGGGTTACCTCGTATCAAATGCAGGCGTGGCGGGGTTTTCGGGGGTCCAGACATAATCGGTTTTACCTATCAATCATTTAATCACATTCCAAAAAAAAGTTTTCGAACCTGCGGCGATGCGAGGAAAGGTCAGGCGGCGGTACTGAGCAGCCAGGGTTGCAGAGATTTGACCCGCCCCTCCCCTACAGATGGGAACTGTTATCAATTGATGCGTTCGCGCGCTGTTTTTGCTTTATGACAGGGCCAGCACAGACTCTGCAGGTTACTGTCTGCATCCGTGCCACCATGAGCTTTCGGAATGATGTGGTCCACAGTTCTGGCTTCAACGGCTCTCCCATTGCGCAGGCAGTTCTGACACAGATGATTATCACGCTTCAGTATGCGCGCACGTATGGCATCCCATTTCGAGCCATAGCCACGCTGGTGGCGGCTCAGTCCGCGTTGATGCTGTACCCATCCTTCGCCACGATGTTTATCGCAGTAACCAGAACTGTCTGTGGTTGTACCTACACATCCACGCTTACGGCAGGCGCGTGGGATTCGTGATGGCATAAATACCTCATACCCTGCGAAATGTTTACCACGATAAAAAGGCTACTTAATGCACTGAGTGCGGATATATTCCTGCGCCCCTTCCAGTTGCATCTGCATCGTCATCAATCGGTCTCTGAGGGTGAAATAATCCCGTTCAGCGGTGTCTGCCAGTCGGGGGATGGTTGCATTATTCACGCTGGTGGGTCCGGTGGCTTCACGCACGGCTGCGGAGCAACTGGCATTGATCCGCAGGCGCTTACGGCCAGCGGCAACATCAGCGCGCAGAGTTTCATTTTCAGCTTGCACATTGGCTAATTCTCTCGAGTACTTTGCATCGAGCGCAGCAACATCACGCTGACGCTGCTGCATGTCAGCGATGGTGGCGATCGCCAGCTTCAGCTCACTGACTTTTTTATCACGCTGTTCTTTGTAGGCGATGGCGTTATCACGGTAATGATTGACCGCCCACGACAGGCAGACGATGATGCAGATAACCAGAGCATAAATAATCGCGGCGACTCTGCTCACTGATCTATCCCCCAACAGGCTAATGCGCTTTCCTGGTCACGACGAATAACCTGTCCATAGCAGTTATTTGAACGTATGCGGCAATCGCGCCCACCATCTTTTATCCACCAGCGAATCGCCTCGCATGCGCCCTTACGATCACCGGCATTCAGCCGCTTATAAAACGTCGACGGAAAACACTTACCGGGGCCAATGTTATAGGGACAAAATGACGCGATACCCGCTTTTTGTGGTTCGGTCAGTGGTACTTTAATATTGCGCTCCACCCATGCCAGCGCCTTATCACGTTCAATAGCGTTAACCTGGTCGCATTTTTCCTTCGACAGCTTCATTCCCGGTATGACGGGCTTACCATCCACCATTGTGGCACCACGACAGATGGTCCATATGCCGGAACCATCGCGGTATGCCGTAGTGTGGTTACCCTCTTTTTCATCCAGAAACTGGTCAAGTATTTGAGGAGCAGACGCACCTGCAGCAATCAGCGCCAGAACCGCAGCTGACAGGCCGTATTTGATTTTTGCGCTCATGGATATTTATCAGGATTTATCGGTTTCTGCCCACGGACAGGTTTATCTGTTCCGGTCAGTGACTTAAGGTTGTGATTCCGGAGGAGTCTTCAGAGAACCAGTAATTCTTCCTGGTAGCTTTCCTTTGTAGGTTATCCACACATTCTGCGCATCTAAAATTACGGGGCGCTTTTCCGGCGGCTGCTCATCCCCTTCACATAACCCGGCAGCAACATCCAGGAAGACCTGTCTGATGCTCCTTCTGGCTGCTGCCTCATAAAACTCCAGCGCGGCACCTTCAACACGGTCCAGCGAGATGTCCAGGTCAAAAATTTCACCGTCAAAGCGTTTTTTGTCCCGTAACGCTAAAGTTACCGTAACTTTATTCTCAAAATTGCGGATCCCTTTCACAATCAGTTCATAGTTTTGAGTCATTGAATTACTCTCCCCGTGCAGCCTTACGCTTGTCTTCTCTGATTTTGAAGTACAGATTTGTCAGATAAGTCAGGAAGCCCAGAACCAGACTCCCCAGTACACCAATCGCAGCCCACTGTGAAGGACTGACCTGATCAAGCCACTGTAAAAACCAGTAGCCAGCACTGCCTGCGGAGGTGCCGTAGGCAATGCCTGTTGATATTTTTTCCATCTGATACATATCCCGCCCCGACAGACCTGTGCTACCGGAAAGAAAAAAGGCCATCAGCAAAACTCTGATGGCCTGAATCACCTTTACCAGTCATGTATGAAGACAACACACGCAATCAGTTGACAATGATTCTCATTTCCATTAAAAAATACCGCGACATTCTTATTCATGAGGAGCTATACCCGCCAGCAACCAAAGTAGCGAAAGCTGTTCATCCCCCCAATATTTTTGCTGGCGGGTTCTTTTTTCTACTATCCTCCTCCCCGAGGGGGCATTTCAGTCTTTTTCTCATTAATCGTTACCTGAAAGGCGGAAGAAAAAGTCCGTTCTTTGGCCCTAAATTACTTCATAATTTATGTCCATGCAAAATCTGATTTCCAACTCACATAATAACCTGATGATACACTTGCAAAACCTGATAACATCAGGTTACTATGCGCCTGTGAAAAAATCTTCACGTTTTATTCCTTGCCGCCCGCGTTTCCCAACGCGGGCTTTTTTTTCGAATCCCCCCTATTTGTGGAGGCATGGACAGCCAGGACAGAATACCTGGGTATTCATCATGATCCGTTGACCAATAGTACTTTCAATAATGGTCTGGCATCATAAAACTCCTCATAATAATTACTGCTTCTGTACACACCACCATCACGAGTGCCTCTTAGTGAAAAACATGCTGTCAGGAGTGAACCAAATGCATTAATACGTGCTCGTACACTCACCTGAGGAACAGGAATATTAGGAATAACGCCAGGATTCGAGTCAGTAGAAATATTTAGATATCTGGGATTACTGGTACCTGAGCCATCACTGACAACACCAGAGGTTCGATCGTAACGTAATTGAATAGCTTCAGCTATATTCTCAGTCGGAATAAAACCGTCGGCAACGATTTCACTTTGCTCCCTCATCATTATATCTTCAAATCTGCTAAATGTTACTCCACGTCCTCTCAGTAACTGAACAGATGGCTCAAGCGAATAAAACTCATGATTCGCTCTGATCCTGTAGCGATATAAGTTACCATGAAATGTAGAACTGGAGAAATATTGCCTTGCTATACTATAAGTCTCATTTATGTCTGCAGTTGTTGCAATAAAGGCGCTATCCCTAGACCCTGCAGCACATGAATCTCCTCTTACATGTTGCTGTAAATTGCGGTTAGCTCCGTGTGATCGAAATCCTTCTCTGAATACAACGTCCGGTGGTCGGGAATCAACACGATACACAAACTGTACTGCATCTGTATTAAATGAAAGAAGCGTAAATATGAAAAATATAAAAGTTTTCATACTTCCCCCTTAGCTTTTTAATTACCAGAGGATGATTAACGCTTGCGCTCTGGACCAAAGCATTGATCTTCCTTAAAGCAGGTTGAGAAACCAGCTATAGCATTTGTTGTTATTTTAGAAAACTCCTCATGTTTCCAGATATTTGGTTCATAATATACCCTGACTCTCTGCCCAGTGGAATAATAATACATAGCCTGATTATAAAAAGTATCAAATGCCGGAGACCATATTGAATACCCAGAAACCAGACATGCTGAGAGATTTACTTCCGTTTTAACAGCCTTAATACAAAAATATGGTTTTGAGTCAACCATTCCTGTATGGATATCCTGAATTACAACTTCTGAATACATGCCATCTTTTTTGGACCCCGTCCATTCACTGTCAGCGCTGGCATTAAAACTCAGAGAAAAACAAAGAGCAACAAGAAGGAGCCTGAACATATATCTATTCACCTCTCATGTTAGTTAACGAAATTTTGCCCTGTATTGAACACATTACTTAATTAGGGCATTATATATCTCTGATGCCAGAAACGCACAATGGAAGATTAAAAGTGTGTGACGAAGTTCTCACCTCTTATCAATATATGCAGATTTTTACGATCGTAAAGTGTTTTTTCACAAATAATGATTTTTACATCCTAGCGGAGATTACCGCACACAAAGTCAGCACCTCGCTTTCCGATTAGGACCTCATAATTACATAAAATGATTTAATTATTCTTATGGTTAAACTTCCAATCGATAATTAACGTTAAATATACCAATCCATCTCAAGCTTCCCCCCCAGCAGCATCAGCATGCCATCTACAACCCCCTCAGCTTTCTGGAGTCTCTTTCCTATACAGGTATCAGAGCATCCATGCTTCCGCGCCAGTGCCATAAATGTCATACCACCTACATAATAATCCACTAATAAATCGTGCAAATCGCTGTTGTTCTTTTTCAGGCGAGCCATGCACCCACAAATGATCATCGCGTCATCGTCACAACATTGCGGGCGGGATCTTACTTTTGAAGGGATTAGTCCTTTAAATCCTGCAGCAATAGACGACCAGGTAACATCCTCGTGATTATTTGCCACCCATGCCCCCCAACGTTCAAGAACCATTTGAATATCACGCATCAACTGTCTCCACAAAATCAGGCCAGCACGCCAGTTGCCAGCGCACGATCGATAAAACGAAATATCAGCTCCAGCTGGGAGCCATACTTCTCTTCAAATGCCACGATATCCGCATGCAGCTCGTCGTGATGCTTTCTGCACAGAGGCAACACAAAGAGGTCATGCGCTTTTGTACCCATTCCACCCTGACCGTGGCCTATCAGGTGGTGGGGATCATCAGCAGGCTTTCCACAACATGCACACGGCTGCGTCTTAACCCAGCGCGTGTACTTTTCGTTAACCCAGCGGCGACGTTTTGGGCGTAACATAAAAGACTCCAGCGACTCCGGATCCACTTTCAGCGCCAGCACCTTTTTCGCTTTATTCTGGATGATGCTGGTGGCCGGAACCGAAGGAACAAGGTCACTCTCCCGGGTGACAGACGGCACAACAGGCTTCGGTAATCTCAGTGCCTTACGGGCTGCACTTTCAGGTAAGGCATCCGCCAGATCATTACGAACCAGCCACCAGCACAGTTCCGGCATTGTCACAACGTGACTATCATCAAAACCGAGATCCCGACGCACGACGGACAACACCCAGCGGGCACAGTTATCCGTTGCCATTGATTCCAGCCGTTCCGTGAACTGATCGCGCAGCTGGTTATCGCAGTGCCAGCACAGACGGATTGCGCCCGGCGCGTGACGCATTGTGGTCATGTTCTCGCTGTGCCAGTCGGAATGAGGCCACTGGCAGCCTTTTTCACGAAGTAACCAGCTTTCAAGACATTCCACGCCACCAGCACGACGGATCACTGCCTCATTGCGGAACACGGCCCGAACGGCAGGATCATCCGCCAGCGGTTGTGATGCCGCCGGAACAGCACCACTGGCGAAAGATGAATAACTTTCCGGCTCAGGCTCCAGCAGGACACGCCCCTGCATAAACAGAGGCATCAGCTCTGAACCAGGCCTGAACAATACGATCCCCATACGCGGGGCAATTTCAGGGGTCAGTAGTGCTCTCACGGTCACCTCAATGAACGGTATCGAGCAGCTTTAACAGCTCAGGGAATCGGGATTCGAAGAAATGCGGCTGCGTCTCGCGCGGATTTGCGGGACTAGTGATGTTCTTGCCGAACATGCAGCCTTTCGCGGTCAGCGACCAGAATTTTTTGATGTTGTTAATCGCGGTACGGCTGTATCGTTCGCGTTGTTCAACGATCCCCAGCTTCACCATCTGGTGATATGCCTGATTAGCCGTCAGGCGGATACCATACTGTTTCAGCAGTGCACTCAGTGACAGTGTCGGGCGACTTGAGCCATCGTGTGCATCAGCAGGAGCATCAATGGCATAGCGCGGTGCCAGATTCGGTAAGCCAACAGCCTCCTGGAGTTTCTGACAGGCACCAAGCACAGATGAGTTAGACAGGTTTAACTCCCGACGCATAAAGTCCAGCAGAATCACACCAGCCTGCATCTTGTCAGCAGCCTGTCCGGATAATTTTTCCGGTGCGCTGGTTACCATGTCGAAAGTACGGATCACCTTCAGATGGAATGACGGGCTGATCCACATTGCATAGGCATACACCAGTTCCTTGCAGACATAAGTTCCCCGTTCATTTCCCCCATGAATCACACTCACCGGGTCAACACCCAAATTCTGGGTGTTGGTCAATTCATGAACAAGTTCAACAGTTTGTTGGCTGGAAAGAAACTTTCCTGGCTCCTTGGTTCTGGCATTTGCACCAGATGCTACTGCTGCGCGATGCAGATCGTTCAGGCTGTAACGCCCATAAGCATCACGACGAACTTCAATACCATCAATGACCATCAGATTATTCATACTTCGTTTCTCCTCTTGATCAGGCGGCTGCACCCGCCGTTTTCTCGTACTTACTGATAGTGATCTCGACCTTCCCTTCCGGGATAACCGGTCCCCACTCCACCAGCATTCTTTTCACCTGATTGTCGTCTTCCCACACACCCGCGTGGGTCAGGGCGTCAAACAGCGCCTTGTTATAGTTGTCCAGATCGCGGATCCGGTTATCCGGAGGAAACAACACGATCTCCACTGAAGCAGGTGCCGACGTTGGTTTTGGCAGACGACGTAACTGCTCAACTATTGCTGCGCAGGCCGCGCTCTGGAATTTGCGCCCCGCCGCGCTTATCAGGCTCTTACCAGCAAACGCCCCTTTGTTGGGGTGTCGCCAGTACGTGTTCACGCTGGGCGGGAAAGGCAGGATCAGCTTCATACTTTCAGGCCCCTCTCATGTAACCAGTGGGCTGCACGCAGCCTAGCATTTTCCTCACCGGCAAGCAGTGAGCGGATAATCCCGACCGCCTCGCTGTCGTCGTCCTTCACCGCGGTATGAAGCGTTATCCCCCGGGCCACGCCACGCTTTATCGTGATGACGCCTTTTTTCTCCAGTGCACGAAGATGCTCCACTGCTGCATTCACTGAACGATATCCCAGCATGGTTGCCACCTCCTGATTGGTTGGCGGGAAGCCACGTTCTTTCTGATAAGAAATCAGCATATCCAGCACCTGCTGCTGGCATTGAGTTAACGTCGTCATGCCGCCATCTCCCTGACCAGTTTTTCCGCCTGCTGGCGAACCTGCGCCAGAAACGCCTCACCACATGCCTCAAGTTCATCGCGCCCGATGTAGCTGATTGCCGGTCCCTTCCAGGTCTTGTCAAAAACAGCAATAGCACCAGCGAAAAAAGCTCCTGTCGGCACCTGCTTCTCGTCCTTCGGGATAAACCAGGCAGGCAGTTCAAAACCAATACGCCCGCGAATAAAAGCAATATGATCTGCATCTTCCGGCCACCACACTTCGCTGGTGGCAGCTTTGATCAGGAAAACATATCGCCCGCCTTTATCACGCATGGCACTGGCATGTTTCATGATGTAACGCATGCCGGTGATGTATTGCCCCTCATGCTGACTGGCGCGGCTGTATGGAGGATTTCCAAAGGCAGCACCTTTAAGCTCCGCAAGACGTTCTGACCAGTCATGCGCCAGCGCGTTGTCTTCCGCCGTGTAATACGCAGCACATTTGGCGTTATCACCGTCAGTGAACAGATCCAGAACAAACGGGCCAAACAGGGTGTTAATTCCCCAGAAAATGTTGTCCGGCGTGCGCCACTGATCGCCCACTTCCTTCAGTTCATGGGTTGGTTTGTTCCGCAGTTCCACCAGCTCCTGGCAATATTTATTACTCATTAAGCCCCCACGTAATTCCCTGACAGATACCACTCATCACCAGATACAGCGCGCTTGCTGCTTTTCCGTAAACACTGCTCACGACGCGCCAGAAAATTGTTTCGTTCTGGCTGGGAGTGGCTTTCACGGAATGCCGCCATCCACACCGTTGCAGCACGACGGTATAAGCCCCTGGACTCCAGTTCTTCCGCCTGGCGGGTCAGGCACAAAATCACCCGGGGATCGTTAGTGCCGACATAGAAATTGCGCACAGGTCTGGTTTCACGAACTGGTTGTGGTTCCGGCTCCTGCGCTCTCTCAGTCAGGCGTGGGAAATGTCTGCGTGTATCTCCTTCACAACGGTGAGCCACACGCCCACTCTGACGTAACTTGCTTGCTGACTGCAGAACGCGCTGCCGTGAGTAACCTGCAAAAGCATCCGCAATGTCTCCGGAAGTACAGCCCGGATGGGCTTCAATGAATTTCTGAACGTCATTCAAAAGACTCATAATCACCCCCTGAATCCTGCCGGGATCTGGCTGTAGTCCACGTTGTCGTAACTGGATTTGAAGTACGGGTCTTCGCGTTTTTCGGTGTACGTGCTTACGGACGGCGATAAGCGCAGGGAAAGCTCATCCCATTTTTCCCGCAGCTTCGACGGGCTGAGCACGTTACGGCACCAGAACGGATCGCGGCTGACGCGGCTGTACATCTCGCAGATTTGTTTGTGAGTACGCCCATCCTGTACACACATCAGGCGAATTTCGTTTGCCCAGGCTGTCCAGTTCGGTTCTTTAGGACGTACCACTTCGCCGTCACATTCGGCGGCCTGCTCGTACAGAGCGATGATTTTTTTCCAGAGCCACTGTGCGCAGGTCAAATCATCCTGCGTTCCCCACTGGCGCTTTTTAGGGCTGAATACAACCGCATCAGGATGGCGAGTTAAAAAATCCTGTTCAGCCATCTGCGTGTCCGGTTGCGAAGCGTCCGGACGAGAAGAGGTTTTATTCTCTGTAGTAATCTCTGTTGTATTCTCTGTAAGATCATTGGGCCATTTTGACCCGATGACAGCGTGTCGTTTTGAACCAATGGATCGTGTCATTTTGCGCTCATCCATCAGGTCACTTTGACCCGATGGAGAGGTGCATTTTGACCTGATGGATTCGTTCACTTTGACCTCTTCTAAAAGCTCACTTTCATAGTTGATCGTGTAGAAGTTGGTCATGTCACGCTTCGATTTATTGAGTTGCTCGCGACGCAAAACCCCAAGTGATTTCAGGCTTGCAAATGTGCGTTTCAGAGTGGACTCTGACCAGAACGGAAACTGCTCCAGCCACTGTTCTGTCGTGTTATAAACCCAGCGAATTCCGCCATGCTCAGTGCCTGAATTCGTTTCATTCAGCCAGTAATGAAGCTGCTGCAACACAATTGCCTCATTCAGACCAATACGGCATGCAAGATCACGATTTATCACAATGGGCTGGGATGTCATTAACAGGCTCATGACCGACCTCTATTTCCCTGAATTTACGACGAAACTGTTCGAGCGGACTGAAGCATTCATGTTCATAGCCTTCACGGAGGTAGATAACCCGTTGTGTTTCCGGCTCCCAACGAATGACTCTGACGGGCACTCCGTAGTGATCTTTGAACCAGCGGTTAACTTGTTGCAAAGGACTGTCTCCTTCTGCCGGTTGAAATCACCCACAGCCCACTCTGCAAATCTGTGGGTTACAATTTCCCTGTCACCTGGTACATTCACTGCATAGCAATACTCCACCTTCGCTTTTCCACCCGGTACAGGAAGCGCAATCAGTTGCGAGCGACGGTAGTGTGTTGTTAAACTGTTCATGCGTTAGTTTCTCCACAACCAGAAGCAATCGACGCCACGACGCCCGGAGCTGCACACTCGCGGGCGTTACTCTTTTCCGGCGCACAAAAAACACGAAATAACAGTGTTAAATGCTCCTGCCACTTCGCCATTACTTGGTAGCTGTTCTCTTCGATTTGCTCACGCTCAGCCTGGTCAATAACTCCATCAGCAGTTGCCTTGCGTAAGTACTGGGAATGCTTGCCAATCCATTCTATTGACTCCATCAGCCGCTGATTAATGTCACCATTGTCAATGTCATCAATGACCACCAGCGGCACAAACACCCCATTACTACGACGGGCTATTGCATCTGTTACATGCCTGGTACCACTGGCATCCTGTAAAACCATGGCCCACTCAAGTGGAAAAATTTGATCCCCACCGCTACGCAGTCTGTTATGCAATTGATCTTTTGCTGGGGTGATATCATCAGATTTATACAAACCAAGAATTTCTGCTGCTTCCTCATAGCCATGAGGTAAATCAGCAATCGTTCTTCGTATTGCTGCCACCAGCCATGCTGGTTGTTTATCAACTTTCCATTCAGGTTCTTTACCCACGGTTAATTCCTCATTTCTGTGGTGTTTTTATGCCGCAGCACTGTTAGTCTTTTGATATAAAGACACGTCAACTTTCAGTTTCCCGTTAGTAATTTTTTCTAACTGGTACGCTCGGCCTTCAGGAATAATCTCAGGCCACTCTGAAACAGACGGATGCTTAATACCTAGGGCTTCGGCGGTTTTACAAACTCCGCCGAAATAATTAATCACGTCGGATTTCCGCATTTCTGTCTCCCGTTAAATTACGTTAAGCAGAAATGTAGGATATCCAACATTCCAATGTCAAGAATCCTACATGGGCATGTGGTAGGATTGCCTATATGATGAACATGAGTGATCGTATTCGCCAAAGGCGAAAAGAACTGAACCTGACACAACAAGCACTGGCTGATTTGACTGGTGTGAACCGTGTCACGGTTACTGGATGGGAAAAGGACGACTACCAACCAAATGGAGCCAACCTTCAAGCCCTAGCCAACGCACTTAAATGCGATCCTCTGTGGCTTGTTAGCGGAAAAGGCTCGCCTGAACCAAAGATAAATCTAAAACCTGAAATATTCGCAGTTAAAAAAGTCCCCCTCATCTCGTGGGTTCAGGCGGGTTCATGGACAATGACGGAGCCTGGTGTCAGGAAAGAAGATGCTGAAGAGTGGGTTTATACTACCGCCCTTGTATCAGAAATGGCATTTGCACTACGGGTCCGTGGTGATTCAATGACCAATCCCCTCGGCTCACCATCGATACCAGAAGGTTCTATCGTTATCGTAGAGCCAGATATTATTGATACAGAGTGTATTAACGGAAAAATCGTTGTTGCCCATATCAATGGTGGGCAAGAAGCGACACTCAAAAAATTTGTTGAGGACTGGCCGAACAGGTATCTCGTCCCACTAAATCCTAACTATAAAACTATTGAATGCGGTGAAAACTGCAGAATAGTTGGTCTTGTCAAACAAGTAATAATGGATTTTTGACACATCTTCCTCACTATCGCAAAACCGGGGTATCCCCGGTTTTTTTATGAGCCTATCTTTTTATGTAGGATAACCAACATAAACTCTTGACACTTACATGTTGGATATCCTACATTTGTTTTTAGAGTTGTGGCGAATGCGCAGGCTGATGCGCGAAAGACATTGCAGCTATTGCGGAAAAGAGCTGTTCGGCGGGGCAATTAAACGCCCGTGAGAGTCTGAAATAACCGCAAGCCGGAGATCAGCACCGGTCACCACAACAGCCACTGCTTTGGCGGTACCAGTTTGTACACTTGCTTCCGGCTGGTACCGCTCTTTTTACAAAACAGAGAAGAGCATCACCGGACGACGGGCTCATAACCCAATCCATCCGGGCGGCTGCCACCGCAGGTGTTCTTCTCTGTTTTGTGGAGAAACCAACCGACCTTGCAGGGTCGATATGATGAGGAGCAGCAAAATGGCTAGCGAACGCAGTACTGATGTGCAGGCATTTATCGGGGAGCTGGACGGCGGCGTATTTGAAACCAAAATCGGCGCAGTTCTCAGTGAAGTCGCTTCCGGTGTGATGAACACGAAAACCAAAGGTAAGGTCTCGCTCAACCTGGAAATCGAACCGTTTGATGAGAACCGTGTGAAAATAAAACACAAACTCTCATATGTTCGCCCGACTAACCGCGGGAAAATTTCCGAAGAAGACACCACCGAAACGCCGATGTATGTCAATCGCGGTGGTCGCCTGACTATTCTGCAGGAAGACCAGGGACAATTACTGACTCTTGCCGGTGAACCTGACGGAAAACTCCGCGCAGCAGGTCATTAATATCGTTCTTAATTAACTGATTATTTATCTCATCACTGAATATCTTTATATAGTGAGGACTTAGACGCAACCGCAATTAATCAAATCCATGCCCTTATTTCTGCTCAGGGTGTTAATGAAATTATCAGTAAGATTGGTGCCGATGCTGTGGCATTGCCTGAGAATTTCCGCATTCATGATCTGGAAAAATTTAATTTAAATCGCTTCCGTTTCCGTGGTGCGCTTTCCACTGCCAGCATCGATGACTTTACCCGTTATTCTAAAGATCTTGCAGATGAAGGCACCCGCTGCTTTATCGATGCCGATAATATGCGAGCCGTCAGTGTGCTTAACCTGGGTACTATTGATGAACCAGGTCACGCAGATAACACCGCCACCCTCAAACTGAAAAAGACAGCACCGTTTTCTGCTCTGTTGTCTGTTAATGGCGAGCGTAACTCCCAGAAGTCACTGGCAGAATGGATTGAAGACTGGGCCGACTACCTTGTGGGCTTTGATGCTAATGGTGACACCATTCAGGCAACCAAAGCGGCTGCGGCAGTCCGTAAAATCACAATTGAAGCAAACCAGACCGCTGATTTTGAAGACAATGACTTCAGCGGCAAACGCTCCCTGATGGAGTCTGTCGAAGCGAAAACCAAAGACATTATGCCAGTGGCATTTGAATTTAAATGCGTTCCGTTTGAAGGCCTGAAAGAACGTCCGTTTAAATTACGCCTCAGCATTATCACTGGCGATCGTCCTGTACTGGTTCTGCGCATTATTCAGCTGGAAGCGATGCAGGAAGAAATGGCTAACGAATTTCGTGATCTGCTTGTTGAGAAATTCAAAGACAGCAAAGTAGAAACCTTTATTGGTACTTTCACCGCCTGATTTCATTACTGCAAATGCCCCTGCGGGGGCATTTATGGAAACGTAATTAACTCAATAATCACCGGATGGTGAGAGCTTCCTTTTAGCAGAATTCAGCGCGGTGCAACGCATATAAAGTGGAGAACGAAATGTCATTTATTAAAACTTTTTCCGGGAAGCATTTTTATTATGACAAGATAAATAAAGACGACATCGTGATTAACGATATCGCAGTTTCCCTTTCAAATATCTGTCGCTTTGCAGGACATCTTTCACACTTCTACAGTGTCGCCCAGCATGCGGTGCTTTGCAGCCAGCTGGTGCCGCAGGAATTTGCTTTTGAAGCGTTAATGCATGATGCAACAGAAGCATATTGCCAGGACATCCCCGCGCCACTGAAACGACTTCTTCCTGACTATAAACGGATGGAAGAAAAAATAGACGCCGTAATCCGTGAGAAATACGGGTTACCTCCTGTTATGAGCACGCCAGTGAAATATGCCGATCTCATTATGCTGGCAACCGAACGCCGTGATCTCGGGCTTGATGATGGCTCTTTCTGGCCTGTTCTGGAAGGTATCCCGGCAACAGAGATGTTCAAAGTTATTCCACTGTCGCCAGGCCATGCCTATGGGATGTTTATGGAACGTTTTAACGAGTTATCGGAGTTACGCAAATGCGCATGAATGTTTTCGAAATGGAAGGGTTTCTTCGCGGGAAATGTGTACCGCGAGATCTGAAAGTGAATGAAACAAATGCTGAGTATCTGGTGCGTAAATTCGATGAAGTACGTGCTGAGGCTCGCAACGAGGGTATTAACTATACCGCAAGCCGTCTTGCTGCTGCTTTCAATCACGGATTTATCAATAAGCCTTTGGCTGAAGTTTTCGACGTTACACGCATGATTCTGTCAGCAAAAGAAGAGTTAGCTAATGAATCGCATCCGATTGATGGCCTGTCCGGTGAATATGCAGAGAAATCCCTTGAAGAATGGGCGGAACGGCTTCGCAAAGGAGGCAGCCAGTGACCGGACATGCAGCAATCCTCGACATGTGCTGTGGCAGTCGCATGTTCTGGTTCGATAAGAATGACGACCGGGCGATATTTAGCGATATCAGAAAGGAAGAGCACACATTGTGTGATGGACGACGCCTGATTATCAGTCCTGATCTGATAGCTGATTTTCGTGCACTACCATTTGCAGACGCATCTTTTTCGATGGTTATATTCGACCCTCCGCATCTTGAGCGTGTTGGTGATAACGCCTGGATGGGAAAGAAATATGGACGGCTGAATAAAGATACCTGGCGTGATGATTTGCGGCAGGGATTTAAAGAAGCCTTTCGTGTGTTGCGTCCATCCGGCGTTCTGATTTTTAAATGGAATGAAACGCAAATACCTGTTCGCCAGATATTGGTACTGACCGACAGAAAACCTGTTATCGGTCAACGAACAGGAAAAAACGATAAAACCCACTGGATTATTTTTATGAAATAGGCATCCAGTGAGTAGGTTCGTAAGGTTACAGATACGTATATCTGAATAATTAAATTCAGTTCTGTAAATAAAATTTAATCCTTAACCGGAGGGATTCCTGCACCCTCAGAACATCAGGAGACCGCCCGAAAGGGCGGTAATGAAAAATGGCTGAATTAACCAAATGGCTACAAAACACGATTACCGGAATTGAAACGGTAGTAGACGATAAATCGTTTGTATGTGATGAAATAGTATTCAAAATCGATGTGGTTAAAAACGTACTTACCGCATTTAAAGTCGCGCTGGTATCGCTGGAAGCCGAACCGGTGACATGGCGATATCGCTACGTGAGAAAAGGCGTTACGAACTTTCAGGAGAAGCCGTGGGTTGGTGACTGGAAATATGTACCGACAAAAGAGGATTGCAACGACAGGCCGAACTATGAAATTCAGGCGTTATTCACGGCCCAGCCTGTGCCACTGACACCCGAAGGATTGATTAAAGCGGTGCGCTTCTATGAACAGGTTAAGAGTGAAAATCCGCCAGTCGAAACCGGAGCATGGAAAGACGCTGTTGACTGGGTGCTCAAAGAGGCTTGTCAGGCTGTAAACATTGGCATCAAAGGAGAGTGAGATGAACGGACAAATATCAATTGTTCGACCGGGAGCATGTGACGATCGCGAGATACGAATGATTATTCGTCTGGCGATGGGGAAAACAATAACAGCTCTCATTACTCCTGAAAATCTCGCATTAGCATTAACAGGAAAGTCAGACTTGCCAGTAGAGCTAAAGCTGCGAAATGTTGAGATTAAGGTGAAATAGTTATGAATACTCTTACCAAAGAATGGTTACAGAACACGATTACCAGCATTGAGTCAGCACGGGATGAAATACCGTTCGGACTCGATGAAGATCAAAACAACATGCTTACCGCATTAAAAATTGCACTGGCATCACTGGCAGCAGTATCGGATGAACGAGCAGCCTATGAATTATTTATGGAGAAGCGTTTCGGGGAATCTGTAGATCGCCGTAGGGCAAAAAATGGCGATAGAGAATACATGGCATGGGATATGGCGCTTGGCTGGATTATCTGGTGTCACCGCGCCGCCATGCTTCAGGGTAGCCAACCTGTAAGCCAAACTTACAACTTGCCAGAATTAATCGAAGGCATGGAAGTTTCCATTGATATAAGCACTTGTGATGCTGATTTAGGTAATCGCTATTTCGGCACCGTCACCGAAGCGTTAGAACTTGATACAGCCAAGAATGGTTACATCCTCTTGGTTCAGGACGCAGAGCCAAACTTCGATGTAAATGGCAACTCTCCGGGAACTCCGGATAGTTGGATAAGCTGTAGTGATCGAATGCCTGAAAAGGGCCAGAACGTGCTTATTTCGGTGAATTTCGATAGCTCTCTGATTGAACCGCTAATATGCTCCGCACGCTATACCGGAAGCACCTTTCGGCGCGGAGATGCAACGATTAAGCCGGGTAATGGTATTGAGCAAGCAACTCACTGGATGCCGCTACCGGAACCGCCGCAGGAGGTGAAGTGATGAACAACTTAATGATCGACCTTGAGACGATGGGGAAAAATAAGGATGCACCGATCGTTTCCATTGGCGCGGTGTTCTTCACTCCAGAAACCGGAGACATCGGACAAGAATTCTATGCGGTTGTCAGCCTAGACAGTGCTATGAAGCAAGGGGCTACACCTGACGGCGATACCATCCTGTGGTGGTTGAAACAAAGCCCTGAAGCGCGAGCTGCAATCTGTATTGATGATACTTTGTCGATCAGCGATGCTCTCTCAGAACTAAACCATTTCATTAACCGGCACGCAGACAATACGAAATATTTAAAAGTCTGGGGTAACGGGGCCACCTTCGACAACGTAATTTTACGTGGAGCTTACGAGCGAGCAGGACAAATCTGCCCGTGGGCGTACTTGAATGACCACGATGTACGCACGATCGTTACGCTTGGGCGTTCCATCGGATTCGACCCCAAAATGGACATGCCTTTCGATGGCGAACGGCACAACGCCCTGGCTGATGCCCGTCATCAGGCAAAATATGTTTCCGCTATCTGGCAGAAATTAATTCCTGCCACCAGCACAGAATTATGATTTTCCCGGGTGCAGCCGGTTTTGATGGAGAAAATTATGAACACCTTGTTTTTACTGATGGCTGAATTCAATACCCCAAACATTGAACTCTCAGCAGTTAGCCAAAAGTACTTTGGTATGAGTCCAGCCACGGCAGAAGCAAAAGCAAACGCTTGTAAGTTGCCCGTTCCAACATATCGCATCGGCACATCACAAAAAGCAAAACGTTGCATCAATATTCAAGATCTTGCGGAATACATAGACAAAAGGCGAGAAGAAGGACGTATCGAGTGGGAACAGGTCAGAACAGTCAAACAGAAGGACAAAGAACATCACTAAAGAAAAAACCCGCCTGAAGGCGGGTTTTCAAAAAGCACCAGCTATGATCATGCTGCTTTGCGACGACGAAGCTTACCCTGCTGCTCTTTACCAGAGACAGTAGCGTGAGTGAACGCATTAGGAGCAGCCTTCATCAGAACTTCAACAGCAGCACCCATACCTGCGAATGCTTTCATTGTGTCGAACTTAACCTGTGGCTTGGTTGCTTTTTGATCTTTCATAGAAAACTCCCGAGACAGTAAAGGCGTCTCTAACCCTTTCTTTAAAGCTAGCTTGTTTCGCTAACTTATGCCAATCGATCATGTCGATTGGTGACATCGTTTCTTAGTAGTTTAAGCACAAAACGACTGCCATAGATGTACCTTTAAGGTAATCTGGACGGGTATCCTACAATTTGTAGACCCTTCTCGTCTATACCTACTGAGCAAATTTAAGAAAGATATCCTGCAGCTCATCAATGACTGCCGACATCACATAACCGCACTGTTCCATGCGGAAACCAAAAGACTCGTAATACTGCACCAGTTCTGGTACTGGCTCTACAATGTGGACAACTTTACATTCAACAGCTTTACAAAATATAAAAGCACTCATAAGAGTGAGTAAAACCATGCGCCCTTTCAATGGGTGAGATTCATCTTCTCTAGAAAACCTTTCGATCATATGGATACGAAAGATGTTTTCTTCAACCCCATAAACACAAATTGCTGCTCCTGATGGTATTCCCTGAACCCGACCTTGCTGAACAAGTTTTATGCAGAACTCATACTTTTCTCTGGAGTTGCCATAGGTACTTAACGCATAGTCCCATTCAAGCTCACCATAGCCACCACACAGAATCTTGTAATCATCATCACTGAGCGGACCAACAGCAAGAGGTAAGCCGACATGATCAATAATCAACTGGATATTGTTACGTACTGATTGACCTATCTCGTCCAGGGTAAGCAT